ACGAGCCTTTTGAAAGTCAGGTTGCATTTTCTGCATTTCACCAGTCAAAGACTGATTAACAGTAAACAACTTATTTCTTTCTCGTTCAGCATCATTCGCTCTTTTCACAAGCTCATTGATACGGTCTTGATAGGTCTTCTTCTTTTTCTTCCTTTCAGTTTGAGGAATAGCTTCCTCTTCACTTTCAGGGTGGGCAACTACCTCTTCGGAATCATCTTGCGATTCTTCCTCTGAGGTATTTTCAATATATTGTTGATCTTCGATTTCTGGAAGAACTTTTTCTTCGTCTAGGTTTCCTAGAACTTCTGCCTTTAACGGCTCTAGTTTTTCTTCCTTTCCGTCATCAACAACACGTTTGGGTTTTTTGCCTTTACCCAATACATCGTGTACTACTTGCATTGGTTTTTCTCCAAAGATTTAATATTAAATTGCGTAGCAGAATTGCTACGGTTGGAATAAAGTGTAGCCTATGCTACAAAGTATGCTTTAGCTAACACTTTTTATATCTGGCACTATAGCCAGAATCTCGTCATCGTTCATTATTCGTAATTCAGCTTCACCGTATTTGAATCGGTGTCCAGCGTATTTTCCGAACATAACGTAATCTCCTAATTTTGCCCAAGCCTTTGACATGTCATCCCTATTGTATGCATCTTCACCCATCTGGATTATTTTTCCAATGGATGCAACAGCACGGTGATCTTCAACAGCTTTTCCGGGCAAATAAATTCCTTTATTCGTTCTATCAGCGACATCTAATGTCTTTACTAATATCCTGTGGCCAACAGCTACAGGATGTTTCTTATCCTTTAGTTCTTTTTCAACTAGCGAAAATTCAGTCATCGTCCTCCTCTAAATTTTTTGAACTTTCCCTTATTAAATCCAAACACATTTTCAGTCCAGAAGCCTTGCCAACAGATTTCTCGTAATCCTCTTTAGAAATACGCCCGTCAACAAGAGAATCTGATATTAACTCTCGTTCCCTCTCTACTTTTGTCTTTAAAAATTTTATGAACTTAACTACATCCACTATAAGACTTTACCTTTTCCTTTTATTTTCTTGACTTGGATATCGTATTGTCCTTGATGTTTGTTCACGCCTCCCCCTTGATTATAGCCGTAAACTCCTCCGCCTCGGTTAAAGTATTTTATTACTCTTCCACCACCAGCGAAAGCACCAATATCTTTTGGTTCTTTTTTCATTCTCTTGAAATCTTCCGATTCAGGAGTAACATAGTAAGGTTCTTCAAAATCTTCAATAACCCAAACTTCTTTTTCTTTCATATTTTGAAGTCCTTCAGTTGCTCCTTCCCACGTTCCTTCTTCTACTTGTTTTTCTACTTGTTTTTTTATTTTATCTTTTTTCTTTTTCTTTTTTTCCATTCCTAGTCTTTTTGTCATTTTTTTAGTTTCTCCCTTTTGTTCGCTATTCGTTCGTTTGATTTTGCCCTTGAGGCATCTCGTACTTCCTGTGACCTAATGTTCCTTGTCTTGGTACTAGCATCCACAGCCATCTTCTGCATTGCAATATCCTTGTCGGTATTAATTTTCATAATATCAATTTCATCCTGATTGCGTTGCTCTGATTCCTTCAGTCGAATTTCCTCTGCCTTGAGAACATTTCGTTGCTGATCGTTCTGAACGTTCGCTACTTGTTCCTGTTCTCGAAGCCTTAGATCTTCCTTCATAATCTGGATACGAGGATCTTGGTTCATCTGTTGGTTTTGTTGTGCCTGCATCAAGGCTTGATTTCTTTGTGAAATGACTTGAGCGGCTTGAAGTTGTGCCCTTGCCACCTGATTTTCCATATCAGGATCCATTGATTCATACCCATCATCCTTTGCCATATTCTCACGAGAATAATCTGGTGGAGTTGGAAGTTCTGATCCACTTTCCTGCTCTATCATCTGCCTATACAAGTGAGCCTTATGCTCGGCAATATGGGCAGTAATCATTTGCTGCAATGCCATCTGCATCTGCTGTTGCTGTTGTGGATTCTGTGAAGGAGGAACATTGGACGGATCCATCATAAATGCCTGATGAACTCCCATATGGGATTCATGGTCTTGCCACGGATACGCCTTGACAGGTCTTGCCTGTAGCATTGCGTAATTTTCCGTTGCTGGATCCTTCGGCTTGTCGCCCATTTCCGGCATGAGAATATCCTCTACATCTGCAATATTCAATGCATCGTACATTCTTTTGTATGCTTCACGCAGATCATGGATCTGGGGAGCAGATTGTGCCATTTGCAATTGTGTCTGGGCCAGAATGACCCGTTGTGCCGTAGAAAATATATTTGGATCGGATACTGGAAGAACATCGACTCTTCCGTCAAAATCCTTCTTGAAGACATAACGGCTTACGCCTGATACGTCATATGGATAGTAGTCTGGAAGAGAATCTAGATTGATTCGTGCAAGTACCCTCAGTTCCTCTTTTTGAGAATTATGAAGACGCTTATGGATTGAGGACATAACTTTTGTCCCCTGTTCCAGCAAGGCTACTGTTGTGCCTACAGGAGCTTGTGTATTGCCATCCCCTGTTTGCAGATCCGTAGTCGCAGCCAGTCGCCTTCCTTCCTCGGTCATTGATCCGAGCAGTTGCGTTAGAACTTGGGATGGTTCCTTGAACGGTAACGGTATGACAGATTTCTTAATGTCATCCCCGTATCCCTCTACATCCTTGAACTCGCCAAATCCTATTGGCTGGTCTCCTCCTTCAATTCGCATTCCCCTTGCCTTGAAACCGGCAGGAAGATTGGCAAATTGTCCAGCATCGATAAGTGATCGAAGAACGGTTGTTGCTGATTTTTGCAGGTTGCCAAGAAGGTGAACATAGCCTAGGCCATAGAAACCAAATCCCGGCAGGAATTTATAATGAACAAAATGCTGTATGCGTTTCTTTTCATCATCATCTTCATTATAATTTCTTCTTATTGATAAAACTCTTTTTGTATCAAGGCAAACGGTAATGATATAGGGAACGGCAATACCGTCCTCATCCTTGTAGTCATCCAAGTCCATGTCGACATGCATTTCAAGAAGTGTGAATATTCTATCCTTGCTACCAATGTCCCTGCTTCGTCCCTGAACTTCCTCCAGCTTGTTTGAAATATCCCCCTTGTTCGCACTTGGGTCAGGATCTTTTTCCATATCCATCTCGGAATAGAATCCTGATATTTGCCTTTTGAGCAATTCATTCTCTTCCATCCGAATAAGATGGGTATAGCGTCCTGATGTACGAAGGTCTGGCGTATCGTAGGAGATAACAAAATCCTCAACTGGTATAAACCGTGCTACAGGTCTCTTTAAAGCATCATCATAATAAATCTTCTTAAAGCATGATCCCACAATTGGAAGGTAGAACAGCATCTGATCCAGATCATCAAAGAACTCCTCCATCTTGTCCGTGATCTGATAGTTCATGAATTCCTTGACACGAGCTGACTGTTTGACTTTTTCTTCCGTATAGTCGCCTAGCATCTTTGTCTGAACGGGGCCATTCGCTGGGAACAGCTCCTTGATCGCTTGGGATTGAAACTGTATTGCCGCCTCCACCATTAGTGGATGATGTGCCGCACAAGCACCCGGAAACGGTTTTGTCGTCTCCTCCAGTTTTAATCCTAAAAGATCAATTCCCTTTTTAATGGTATCTTCCCAGTCAGACCTGCTTCTCTTGTCGGATTCGTATTTTGAAATTAAATCATTCGCCAATTCATCCAGCAGTTCATCGTCAATCTTATCCGCAAGATTATCGGTATGCTTTGTTTTTTTAACCTTTGGTTCCTTCTCGTCCGGCATCTGTACATCGACAGATTCACGATCAACCATCTGGTTGAATTCAGATGTCGTTTGTCTGGCCACTAGTTATTTACTCCTCATCCTCGTCATCATTAAAATCCTCTTCAAGATCTTCCTCTATCATATCCTTGATGTCGCTGATGATAGCTTCTTCCTTTTCATGAAGGGCATCGAGCCTGTCCAGTTTCTTCTGTATTTTTTTTAAAATTTTATTTGCCATTATTTCTCCTTGTTACCAGTAACTCCCCTTTGGCTTGGACGGCTGTATTGGAACGTCCTGCGGATGAGTTACAAAAAATCCTTGTCTTAGTCTCAGTAATGCCTGTGTGGTTGAATCCACAAAGTCATCATAGTTGGATGTCGGGAACTGTGCACACTGGTTGATGACATCCTCTGCCCACCATTTTCCTTTCGGATACCAGACACGCCCTGCCTCGAACATCGGGGTTACGGCATGTGCCCTTGCCCTCTTGTCCATCTTCTTCGGGTTGTACGGTGTGATCGGCAGTCCTGCCCGTTGCAGTTCCTGTATCAATGACCATCCTGATGCCTTCGCTTCCACGATAATGATATCAGGCTCATAGGTATTGTAGAACTCCACGGCCTTTGTCTTCAGGTCGGGGAATGCCCACCTGTCCCGTTGTGCCGATATAAGAACGGCATTGGTAATCTTCTGGCTGTCCTCGAATATACCCCAAGTGGTACAAGCGGAATAATCGCTTTTATCATTTGTGGTATAGGCCGTATCCCATGATTGCAATATGTATTGGCATTCAGGCGGCTCGTTGTGATCCCACTGTTTCCACCACCACCTCTTAATAATGTTTCCCTCTTCGGCCGCAGGTCGCTGCATGTACAACGCATTCCATTCACGGCTTCCTGCCGTCTTCTGGATTTCCCCCAGCCTGTCCTTATCGTATGCCTCCGGCCACAGTGCCTCGCCCTTCTTCCTTTTCAGGATCTTGGCTGCGGTATCGTCCAGTATCGCTGGAAACTCAATGACCTCCCACGGC